AGTTTGCCCGCGATGGACTAACTAACTTCTACTTTGCCTCACTCAAGAGGAACCTAGCACCTGGTATTATTGTTAATGCAAACGGTGTTGTGAAGCACACACTCGATGTTACAAAGCCAAACCCAGTACTGATGGAGACAATACCTAACAGTATCCGACCGATGCCTACAAACACAGCTGGTCTCTCCACCTACCAAGGTGTACAAAGTGCGTTGACTGGTTCATTACAGACGTTATACGGTACAGGTAATGCTAGCGCACCAGGCTCTGAGACACTGAACCCACAGCAGGGCAAGACACCTGCAGCTATTGAAATGTTCAGTGCGCAAGAGGCAACTCGTGATGGTGCGGAACGTCGTCATCTAGAGACAGCTATAGAACAGTTAACGGATGGTATGTTCAGTCTTGTCGTTAATATTGGTACAGAGAAAGTACCTGTTGACCTCTTTGCAGATGACATTAAAGAAATTGCTGTACAAAACCCAGACCTTATGGAAATATTCAAGAAGAAGGCCAGTCTCAAGGTCAACGAAGAGGGTACTGCAGCTTCTTTGACGATTGACCCTACAAAGCTAAAGGGTGTTGAATATCGCTTTAATATCGACCGCAACTCTACCGCACAGGTTAACAAGGCCAAGCAACTACAAGAACTAGAACGTTACATCGGTAACATTGGTAAATTCCAGAACGTTTTCCAGGACGACCCTAATGTTGAGTTTCACCCAGATAAGATTAGTGCCGCCTTCGGTAGTCTTTCAGATATTAAGGGAGCAGATGAGTTTGTTACCGTTAAACAGGGTCCAACTAAAGAAGAACAGGCAATGCAGCAGCAATTACAGCAAGCTCAGCAACAGATTCAACAGCTTACTATGGCACAGGAAGACCAGACAAAAGAACTTATGGTCAAGATTTACGAGGATGACGGAACACCTCAGGATATTAAACGACAGATTGAAACAATGCTTGGATTAAAACCTAGTCAGTTCGCACCCGTAGAAGAAGCTGGACGCTCGATTGAGTCAGCCATAGCAGAAGTTCAGAACTTGTAGTACTATATAGTCAAAAGGAGGTTCTATGGGACCAAATAACATTTTGATGGGCGATGAATCGGGGATTGATTTACCAGTCATGCAGCCTGACGAGAGCTTTCTTGACGAAGAGCGTAAGATGGCGAAGTACACGAGAACTAAAGAATTTAAGCGGATTAAAGATTGGGCAGATGAGCGTATAGCTTTTTACCAGAAATACCTTCCGAGTGGGGAACCTATTAATGAAAAGACGGCAACAAGGGAAAACTGGATTATTGCTAACACTATTATTGCTGAGTTTAATTCCCTTCTCTTTGGCTACGACACTGCTGTTCAGGCCATAAAAGAGGCAGAAGAAGCAAAACAAAATGGGTAAAGACGGGTTCTACCACCATCCTCAAGAGGATATGTTTCGGAAGTTTGGTGTGCCGCTTCCTACCGCTAGTACACACGGAACAGAAGATTCTATCCGTAATAGCCTAGAGAGACTAGTGCCAAATAAGTGGACACTTGAAGGTAACATGCTCATTGGTGAAACCGTAGAAGGCCATCGTATTGCCCAGACTATACCAACAGACTATATTTGCCGCGGTAGTGATGCCGCAGGTCTACCACTATTAGAAAAAATCGTCCTATAGTTGACACTCCTAGCATGAGTGTTATTATTAATTTATCTGGCCCACCGCAGCTATACGAGGTGTGAAACAAATAAATTGGCCTCCCGCAATTAACGAGGGATGAGAAAAGAGAGACAATATGGTAGAAGACCCAAGTCAACTAACAGATGAAGAACTAGATAAAGTTCTCGCAGATGTAGGACAGGAGGTTGAAGAACCTGAGTCTGAGGAGGAAGAGCCTCAAGAAGAGCAGGAAGCTCCAGAAGAAAAGGAAGAGTTACCTGAACCAGAAGCTGAGCCTGAAAAGGAGAGCGAAGAGGAGAAGGAAGAAGAACGTCAGCCAAGCCGACGTGAAACGCTACGAATCCAGAAACTTCTACAAAAATATGGTGACCCTGAGGAGCGAGTACAACAACAGCCCCGACGTCAGGAGCCGAACAAGAGCCTTAATTATAGCCAAGAGCTTGATGCAGACGAAGAAGTAGTTCAACGTCTCGAACAAGACAGGCAGAGTTACGGTGATGAACGCTACAACGAAGCATTAGCAGTAGCTCAGAAGCAGCAAGACTTCCTTAGATGGGAAACCTCTCTAAAGATTGACAACCCTGCAGTTGAGAAGAAGCATTCAATGCTCGATAAAAGCTCGGAGGATTTCCACCCTGCAGTAGCCGACACAGTAAATACACTCTACCTGAAACTTGCAGGTTTTGACCCTAATACTAGAACCGTTGCTAACCCTAACATCAACTACGCTGAGTTTGTGGATAGCTACATGGAACTAGTAGAGGAAACAGCAAACGTTAAGAATCAAAAAACTGTTCAGAACGTTACTAAGCAAGCAGCACAAACTGGTCTTAGGCCAGATGGTGGCACTGCAAAGCGACTTGACCTGAACAAACCTTTCCACCAGATGACCGATGAAGAGTTGGACGCCTTTGGAAAACAAAACGGTCTCGCGACCAAAAAACGACGCATTTAACAATTAACAAGGAAATAAACACATGGCAACTTTAGGTTCAAATGTAACCCGCGCTATTGCGCAAACTGCCGAGTACATCCAAGAACGATGGACTCGTGACATTCAGCAACCATTCGATGTTAAGCTTCAAGCAGCTAAACTCGTACAAGACCGTTCAGGACTCGTTTCTGATGGTGGTGACGTTATCCGCGTTCCATTCACAGCAACAGTAAACGCACGTGTAAAAGCAGCGTCTACAGCGATTACCTACGACTCACCAGAAGGTACACCAGTTAACATCGCAATCGACCAACACTACTACGTTGGTGTCTTGATTGAAGATATTGCAAAGGTACAATCTAACTACTCACTAAAGGAAGCATTCCAAGAACGAATGGCAGAAGCTTTGGCTCGTCAAACTGACACTAGTATCTTGGCTCTCTACGCATCTGCTGGTCAAACAGTCGCTGCTGGTGCTAACCTAGACGACGCCGACATGCTTGCCGTAGTTGCAGCATTCGACTCAAGCAACACACCTGACGATGGCCTACGCCGTGGTATTATCGGTAACAACTCGAAGATCGACCTACTTGGTATTAACAAGTACAACGCCTACGACCAAACTGGTAAAATCGGTACAGCTGTTGCTGGTGCACCAAACAGTGGACTTGTTGGTTCTGTTTACGGTATCGACATCTTCCACTCACAGAACGTTCCTACAAGCACAACTGGACGTAACCTGTTCTTCCACAAGAACGCGATTACTAAGGCTATTCAGCAAAAACCAAAGTTCGAAATGGAATACTCTGTTGACCAACTTGGTTGGAAGACTGCGCTTCACTCTATCTGGGGTGTCGGTGTAGAACGTGCACAGAGCGTTATCCAGGTTACTCGAACAACTGCACCATAGTCAGTTGTATAATAGTGGTCTGGGGCAGCCCTAAATGTCCCGCCTAATACACTAATAGGAGGCATACAATGCCATCACGAGCAGAATTAGAACTACGTGCAGCAAGTGCCAACGTAACAGCGGCTAACTACCCGAACGATAGTAAGTTTGAACAAGCTATCATCTTCGCAGAGAAAGCTCGCGTTGCATCAGGTGCATCAACAACGTTAACACCATCCACTATGGCCATCAAAGACCAAAGCGGCGGCCAAAACGTTTAAAAATTAAAGGAGAAATACTATGTCATTTACAGACGAAGTTATTGCAAAAGACGGTACAGTTAAGCACATTTGGGCTGACAGCAAGGAAGACCTTAAAGCAGCCGTTAAGGAAGCTAAGAGCGACGAAGCACCAGTATACCCAAACATTAACCACCCAGTACAAAAAGGTCACGACCTAGTTGCTATCGACGGTGACGTTAACAAAGTTTTGGTTGATGGTACAGGCGCTCACAACAGCCCTAACGATGCAGTTAACCCATTCAGCACAGAAACAGACAGCGATGTCGAAGTTGTTGGACTAGAAGAGCCAGCTTACAAATCAGTTCCTACATCAGCAGGTAACGACGAGACACTCGTAGTTCCAACAGACGCTGAAGTATCAGCTGCTAAGAGCGACGCTAAACCAGCAAACGAAGTTAAGTAGTAATACTTTTCCACAGTTAAAAAAGGGCCTTTGAAATACAGGGTCCTTTTGCTATTATCAGAAGTGAGGTAACAATTTATGCTAAAACCACTTCAGGACTTTGTCCTTATTGAAGTCGATAAACCCAACGAACAAAAGGGGAAACTCTTTGTCGTTGAGGAATGGAAGTCACTCCCGCCAACAGGGACTGTTATTGCTACTGGCCCAGAAGTTGAGAGCCTTTCTGTAGGAGATAGAGTACAATTCGAACGCTATAGCTCCATTATTCTAGAGGGAGACTTTAGGATGGTAAAAGAGCGTAGTATCTACGGGATTCTTGATGAGACAGCTTAGAGCTGGTGAGATAACACAAAAGGACATGTCTGTTATGCGTGAGAACGATAGCGTTCGTGACCAACGTGAACGTACACATTACGACATCAGAGACCTCTCGCTGCAACACAGGGTTAAAATATTTCGTAATCTAAACGATGAAGCAGACAAGGATTTAATTTTTAAATTGACAGTTGACAACTACGAAGTCATACTGGACGCAGAACAGGTCAGAAGAGCATTACGCTGGATTTGAGTATATTATGGAAAACAAAAACTTACAAATAGATGAATCGAAACTGACACCTGAACAACGAGACCAACTCGACAGTTATTATGCGACGCAAAAACAAATCAAGACATTATCTGATATTGCGAGTATGCTACAAGAGTTTCTCTCTGACCAATCTAATGACTCTGCTGAGACGAATGAATTACAAAACATCGGTACACTTCTAATAGACATCCGCGAGTCTCTCTCAGAGATGAAGTCCAAAGGAGAGACTGACACGGCCAAACCTTTTAACGATAGTATTAAAGGACTAGAAAAGGCAATTGTTACTGCCATTGCCAAGATAGACGTACAACCACAGTTCAACCCTAATATCACTGTTGACGCCCCAGATGTAAAAGTGGAGGCATCTAAAATCGATACAACAGGTATCGAGAAGGCCATCGCCACTGTAAACACTGCTATTAAAGCAATTCCTGCATCTCCTGCAGTGAACTTCACACCCCTAGAGAAGCTCCTCAAGCAGATGTCAGAACAACTTTCTAGCATTGATACTGCGTCTAGGATGAAGCCTCAGTTCCCTAATACACTAAGGGTCACAAATCCAGATGGCACTACTATTGGCGGTGCTCCTACATTTACTGAACGATATGATTATGATGACCCCACTACGATTTACATCGCTGAGGCAGTTGTCGGAACATCTGGTGCATCACTTGGCTGGACTATCACGAAGTACGACTTAACTGACACAAATAATGCAAGCGGCAAGATTGCTACAGATGTTAGCTGGGACAATAGGACTGCTGGAGGATTCGCATAATGGGTGGTTTCAGGATCGTTAAGCTCCTCGACCCGCTAAATATAGTAAACATTCCAGGTGGATTAGTGCCTAAAGGTGCCTATAATGCAGGTACTACCTATTCAATAGGTGATTCTGTCGACTACAACGGTTCATCTTACGTACTCTTTGCTGCTGCACCATCAGGTACGCTTCCAACAGATACAACTAAATGGCAGGTGCTTGCCAATAAAGGAGACGCCTCGACAGTTCCTGGTCCTACGGGTCCTGCTGGCCCAGCTGGTTCTGGAACGGTTAGTTCTGTATCTGTTACAACAGCAAACGGTGTGTCGGGTTCTGTAGCTAATGCAACGACAACTCCTGCTATTTCACTGACACTAGGCGCAATAACACCTACGTCAGTTAATGGAACAACGTCGACAGAAATTGGATATGTATCTGGACTTACGTCTTCTGTTCAAACTCAGATTGACGGAAAGTTTACGTTACCATCTCTCACATCTGGCTCTGTATTATTCTCAGACGGAACTACTATTGT